AAGATGCTTGATCGCTGGAAGTACAAAGCCAAAGACGGAACTGACATTGACCTTGGTATTCCAGCAAGCTGGGGTGGAGACTGTGTCCTGGTCATTGACTCTCTCACTCGCTTCGGCGACGCCGCCTATGACTTTAGAGAGCCTCTTACTCCACGTTCTCGAGACGGGAAGTACGACAATCGAGCTGTATACAAGGACGCACAAGATGCAATTGAAGGGGTTCTCGCTCTTCTGACCGGCGATGATTTCGCCACCAATGTCATTGTGATTTCCCACGTGAGGTTTGTGGACAACCCAGATGGGACGAAGAAGGGCTATCCGACCGCCATCGGCGGGGCGCTGAGCCCGAAGATCCCGACTTACTTCAACAACCTCGCGCTATTTCGCACCAACGCAGGAGGAAAGCGGACGCTGGAAACGGTCTCGTCAGCCATGTTCGACCTCGCCAACGCCAAGCCGTTTGAGATGGGGAAGACCTACCCAGTCGAGACGGGATTGGCGGAATTCTTTGGCGTGCTGAGGGAACATCCACAGGTGAAACCAAAGCTGAGGAAAGTATGACACAGGACCGGCTAATAGAACTTGACCAACTCACCCACATCCTAACCCAACTCAACCAGGAGGAAATCCAGACCGAAGAACTCATAGCAGCCCTTCAAAATCTCGAAATCCACATCGCCAAGCTCATCAACGAAGCCACCACAGGAGACTGACCCAATGAACAACCCCAACTTCGGTGCAATCCTCGACACCCCGTCCTCCGAGGTCGAACGCCCCAAGCCCCTGCCCGTCGGCTCCTACGTCTGCGTCGTCAAGGGCCTGCCACGGTTCGACAAGTCCTCGAAGAAGCAGACGGAGTTTGTCGAGTTCACCCTCCAGCCCCTCACGGCAGGCGATGACGTCGACCAGGATGCCCTGGAGGAGATGGGCGGTTTCGCCAACCGCACCATGCGAGCCACCTTCTACATCACCGAGGACGCCATCTGGCGGCTGAAGAAGTTCCTCGCTGAGGACCTGGAGATCGACGGGGAGGACCGAACCCTGCGCCAGATGATCGACGACGCCCCCGGCAAGCAGGTCTTGGTGAACATCAAGCACCGGGCGAGCGATGACGGCGGGATCTTCGCCGAGATCGCCTCGACTGCGCCGGTCAGCTAACCTCCCACCTCCCGGGGCGCAAATGCCCCGGGCCTTTTCCCCAGGAGCGAACATGACAGACGAAGTTAACCATCCAAGACACTACACCTCACACGCATGCGGTGTTGAATGCATTGATGTGGTCGAACATCTGAACTTCAACCTCGGCAACGTGATCAAGTACATCTGGCGCGCCGGAGAGAAGGGCGACCTCATCACGGATTTGCAAAAAGCCGAATGGTATCTCAAGAGGGAGATTTCACGATGCCGCAGGTTGCAGTTGTTGGCGAAGCCTGGGGAGAAGCCGAAGAACGCGAGCGAGCCCCATTCATAGGGGCCTCAGGGTACCTCCTAACTCAGCTTCTAACCGAAGCCGGCCTCGCCAGGGCCGATTGCTTTCTCACCAATGTCTTCAACCTCAGGCCCCAGGGGAACAAGGTCGAGGCCCTCTGTGGGCCGAAGTCCGAGGCCCTGAAGGGCTATCCGGCGCTGTTGAAAGGGAAGTATGTACGAGGGGAATTCGCACCTGAGCTTGAACGTCTTGGAAGTGAGCTTGTACATGAGGACCCCAATATCATCATCTGCCTCGGTAATACGGCTGTGTGGGCGCTGTTGGGAAAAACTGCGATCTCTAAGCTCCGGGGAGTCACATATCTATCTACTCACACTGCAACAGGGTTCAAAATCCTGCCAACATATCACCCCGCTGCTGTCCTACGTCAGTGGGAACTCCGACCAACGGTCGTCATCGACCTGATGAAGGCCCGACGGGAGGCGGAGTTCTCGGAAATCCGCCGGCCCAAGCGAGAGATCTGGATCGAACCAACCCTGGAGGACCTTTATGAATTCGATGCACAGTACATGCAGGGAGCTAAGAGACTTAGTGTCGACATTGAAACGGTTGGAAGTCAGATTACATGTATTGGGTTCGCACCCACTAGCAGACTGGCCCTCGTTCTCCCTTTTACAGACCCGCGAAGACTGGGGCGTAGCTATTGGCCAACTCAAGGACATGAGCGCAAAGCTTGGGACTTTGTTCGCTATGTATGCGAACGCCCTAAGCCTTCAAAGCTCTTCCAAAACGGGCTCTACGACATCTCCTTCCTCTGGCGAGCCTACGGGATCCGGGTGATGGGGGTAGAGGATGATACGATGCTGCTGCACCATGCGTTGCAGCCGGAGAGCTTGAAGGCTCTTGGCTTCCTTGGGTCTATCTACACTGACGAAGGTCCGTGGAAGCAGGAGCACCGGCATAGCACAACGATTAAGAGGGATGACTGAGATGAACGATATACAAAGTAGTGTTAAGGATTGGATGCTAGCCTGCTTCGGCCCTAAAATAACAGCAGATAAAGTTGAGCGCAACTACCGATTCCTTGAGGAGGCCCTTGAATTGGTACAAAGCTTGGGGTGCGGTAGGGACGACGCACATAAACTCGTCGATTACGTGTACAACCGCCCACAGGGCTATCCATATCAAGAGTGTGGTGGGGTAATGGTTACCCTTGCTGCACTTTGCAACGCAAACGGTCTGGACTTCTGGGATGCCGGAGAGGAAGAGGTACTTCGCATTTGGGGAAAGATAGACCAAATCCGTGCTAAACAGGCCAGCAAACCAATCACCCATGGCTAAAATCATCCGCACCGACAAGGTCACCCCAACCAATGTCAAACTCCAGTGGGAAAAGGACCAAGTCTACAACGGCCTGGACTGCTGCGTCACTTACGAAGTCCTCGACGCGCTGCTACCCCAGCTAGATAACCACACTGCGGCGACTTACAACTTCTCCCGTGCTCTCCAGGGACCGGCGTTGGAAATGCGGCTCCGGGGGGTCAAAGTCGACGCCGTTCGCAAAGCCGCAGTCATCGACGCCTACTTCGATAAGATCGACTTCCTAGAACGAAACCTAGAACGCATCGTCCTCGACGGGGTCGGCTTGCCGAAGTTCAACTGGAGATCAAACGATGACCTCAAAGAACTCTTCTACAACCGTCTTGGAGTTCCAGTTATCAAACGGGGAGGGCGGCCGACCGTTAATCGTGACGCGTTGGAAAGGATGGAAGCCTACACCGTCGCACGCCCGATTGTGGCGCATATTAAAGCGATGCGAGATCTTGGGAAGAAGATATCAGTACTCAAGACTGATCTTGACCCTGACGGACGAATTAGGACAAGTTACAACATCGCTGGCACTGAGACCGGAAGGTTCTCATCAAGCCTTTCAGAGTTCGGTACTGGCGGCAATTTACAGAATATCGAAGACAGCCTGAGATCGATATTCGTCGCTGACCCAGGCATGAAGATGGGGTATTTCGATGCAGAACAAGGAGAAAGCCGTGTCGTCGGTGCAATTGAATGGAACATATTCGGAGATAGTCGCTATCTTGACGCTTGTGAGTCAGGAGATCTACACACCACAGTCGCGAAGCTGGTCTGGCCAAAGCATGCCTGGACCGATAGTCCTGAGGCCGATAAATCCCTTGCAGAGCTACCCTACTATCGACATTATTCTCGACGCTTCATGTGTAAAAAGATTGGCCACGGCTCTAACTACGGTGGTAAACCAAGAACCCTCGCCAATCAAGCTAAGGTTGATGTTGGACTCATTGAAGAGTTCCAACCCAAGTACTTCATCGCCTTCCCGGCCCACCTCCGATGGCACGCCGACGTCGAACGAAGGCTCAAGCGGTTCGGACACCTTATTAGCCTCACTGGGCGCAAGCGGTGGTTCTTCGGTCGAAGAGAGGATGACTCTACTCTCAGGGAAGCTATCGCGTATGACCCACAAGGATCACTCGCTGATATCGTCAATAACGGTATGTTACAAGTCTGGAGAGAAGGAAACGCTCAACTTCTGATGCAAATCCACGACGCCATCGTCGTCCAATACCCCGAGGAACAAGAGGATGAAATCATCCCCAAGGTGCTGGCTGCTCTCCGCTACCCCCTGCAGTTAGAACACGGAAGAGAATTTGTAATCCCTTACGGTGCTAAGACAGGCTGGAACTTTGCAGAGTGGACAGAAGACAACCCCGAAGGACTAAGGAGCTATTATGGAAGAGATAAAAGAAAGCGACAATCAGAAGTTGGCATCCTCGATCGGGCGTATAACACAAGAAAGACTAAAAGAGCTCCTTAACTACAATGCAGAAACAGGCGTTTTTACACGTAGAATTGCAACCAGTAACCGTCACCATGTAGGAGAAATTGTTGGTACAGAGCATGGATGCCATCTAAGGACAATGTTAGATGGTAGGAGATATTACATGCATACCTTAGCCTGGTTCTATGTATACGGAGAATGGGTAGAATTAGATCATAAAGATAGAATAGGAGGCAATAATGCAATAGATAACCTGAGACCCGCTACGCATCAACAAAATATGTGTAATCAGGGAGTCCGTTATACAAATATGCTTGGAGTTAAGGGCGTACAAAAGAGACACAATAAATATCGGGCTTATATAACTGTCAACTACAAGACAATTCATATAGGAACATTTGATACCTTAGAAGCTGCGATAGACGCAAGAACAAAGGCAGCTAATTTCTATCACGGAGAATTCTCCAATGGGTAAGCCAAATGGCCAAGCTTCAAATGGTCATGCTGGTAGAAAGCTTTCGTCGTGGATAGATGCATTCATCAAATACACAGACAACATCGAAAGCCCTGAAATCTTCCGTCGCTGGGTGGCGATCTCAGCAATCGGCGCAACACTGGAGCAGAAGGTATGGATCCAAACAAGCGAACCGTTTTATCCAAACTTATATACTGTGCTTGTCGGGCATCCTGGTGGTGGCAAGACACGGTCTATCATGGCGGCACGAAAATTGCTGAAAGAAATACCAGAACTTCACATCGCCCCAACGTCGATCAAGATGGCAAGCCTTGTGGACTGCTTAGTGGCTGCCAAGCGGATCGTGATCAACATCCCTCACCCGCCCCTGGAGTTCAACTCCCTCATCCTAACCGTCGATGAGTTCGGGGCGTTCATGCACAAGTTCGACGAGGAGCTAGTAGATGGGCTTACCACATTATACGACGTTACAGTTCCCTATTCTCAGCAAAGGAGAACCTCTGGACTCAAGATTAAGATTGATAATCCACAGCTCTCCATCATGGCCGGATCGACTCCGGCTAACCTGCTTAAGTTTATGCCT